GAGGATAATATTCTAGACTAAATAATTGTATGTAAGATTAATATGTTGAAGGTAACGTTTTCGGAATTTCACCAGGAGCCTAAATCCCCGATTATGCTGGATGACGATTGCATAACATATCACAAGCTTCTTTGCTGATGATGTTACCATAATTCATGACTACCATAAATATGATTAACGCGAACTCTAATACGACGAGAACGCTCAGAATGATCATAGCCAGCACCATTTTAGATAATGATAGCAATAACAGTGGCTGCGGCAATCGCTTTCACAGCTATTTGCTTTCGTTTAGTGTAGCGGAACGCGAATAAACGTCTACCGTTCTTTACCCACTCAAATTTCGGTTCTTGAAGTCGCTTTTGTTCTTCGTAGCGACGATTGACATCAGCTATCTCTTCGGGTCCGTAAAGTAGGCACTCTGTATCTTCTGCTGGCTTCATATTGAATTGTAATCAAAAGAGGTTGTTGACTTAATCTCTATAATTACTGCGAACCAGCTGTGTGAAGACGCTACAATTAAATTTCTCCATGTTAGCTATCACCCTAACGCCCTGCGGGACGAACTTTTCAGAATACGTGACTAATATGCGTTTTCCGCAGTTCTGTCCAACACTCCTCATATAGCTCTCCAATTTTGGCATATCATAAGCTTTTATGTTCTTCCGGACAAGATCATCATGAACAACGTATTGTTTTGATGATTCGAGCGGTGTGGAAGCCGGAACTATTATGGCCATTCGGCGAGCTAGATTATTATCAGTGAACAGCTTATCGAAATTCTCAGGTGATGACGCAAATCCATAGAGATTATTCATGACTTCACTCAACATAGCGACGTTATACCTGTCAATAGCGACGTCTTCTGTCAGAAGCCTTAATTCAAGGAAACGGTAAGATTGCAGCTGATCAAGTAAGGCAATGCGCAATTCCTCGATGTGTCCACGATCTCTAACGTCCTTCTTACCCATCTTTATTAAGATCTTGACCGGGTCAGGAATCAGGTACAATCTACCTCTATATTTGATCAGGAATCTCGAACAAAAATAAAGCGATTTCGCGCGTATTAATTTTGCATCAAGATTGAAGTCACGTGCCAAAATCGTCGCGATGTTACTCTTTTGGGCTTCATTAAGATCGGACCATATCAGGGAGTCATCCCCGCTTACCATTATGTAGTTTATTGTTCCACGCTGAATCTGAACTGAGTGTTTCAACACACTCAGAAGATATAGTGTGTTACCGTAATAGGTCCACGGGTCTCCCGACTTACGTTGTGCAGGAAGCTTGAAGCGCGTCTTTCCCGTCACGCTTTGAATATGCGCATACCAATGCGTTATAACCCATTTTGTAACCTGCTCCATAGGTGCGCCGTACCCCAAGAAAACGAATGCGTCAAACAGCAGTGAAGTGAGACCTTGAGATTTGTCATATTTGCTGATATCAACTTCGGTCACACCACCGCGCATGAGACGCTTGTTGCGCGTGATCTTTCGTTGTAATCCGTCGACGGAGTCCTCAGAAAATATGAAGACTTCATCTTTTAGATCACGGTTGATCAAGGTTTTAACTTTCGTTAAGAAAGGTCCAAAATCAACGTTATACAGCTGGTCTTTAAAGATGATAACCTGTGTAGGTGACATAACTCCGTCTTTATCCGAAAGCTCCGGTTTAGCAGTTCCTTTCGACAAGGCACTCCAAAAGGATCCTTCCTGCGGTATCTCGTTCATTAAGCGTTTTAGTTCCGTGACCAACATTTCACCGCGACGCTGTATATACGACGAAATATCCGCATCTGACACATCGACGGGCGTAGGCTTTCGCCGTAAACACGACAGGAAAACGTCATACAATTGCGAGGCAACTGCCATACTGTCAATCATTGAATCCTCTTTTGCCGGCATGTAGTTGCGATTGAACACACTATACACAAGTTCGGTCTGATTCACCGGATGACGACGTTCCAAATGGGTGTCCATCGTGGGAAGCATGTACGTATTATCCTGGAAAACGCGATCGTCATATTCCTCCTCAACATTCAGCTTCATGCGTATTTCTGGCATCGGCAAGTTCAGGGGAGCAGAGTGAAACTCGATTTGTTTCAGTTCCTGATCGCTATTCGCACTTTTAGGATATGCATCGTTGTACACTATTTGCAATAAGTCTAGGTCGGGATCACGCGTCCAAGCATCAGTAAGGTCATGCGATTCTTCTTCCCACTCTTCCTCTATCGCTACGAGATATGGCTCAAAATCTTCAACCTCATCGAAACACATCAAACTCGTGTCGTTTTCGGGAGCTTCTAGCTTACACAGGTGATTACGCACCTGAGAGGCGATCTTCTTACCGTAGCGAGCGTTTGCCACGAACTTGACATTCATGCCATCAAACCACTTTGGGAGATCAGAGTTCAATGCCTCACCGGACAATCTACATGACGCGCTCCACAGACTACCGGACAACAAAACATTACGCACTCCGCGGTCCTTCAACATCTGCACATGCGCGCACACATGGGTTCGCAAGTGAGCCAAGGATATATCATGTATATACTTTCCTTGGAACCCCGCTGCGATGGTACCACCTATTTGCACACTAGCATAGCCCTCAATCTTCTTTACCGACGAGTTCACGACATGAAAACAGGGAACATCCGACGACACGTTAACCACATCGTTCTTCTTGGGCTTCATAGCAGTCATGAGCTCACGTCTTTTCCGCGACAGAGAAGATCTCAACTCCAGCTTATCAAGTGCTTCCGCAACATTGCGACCAGCGACCTGATCATCCGGAATCGCGTGAATGGCCTCGAGATCCTGAACTTGTTCAGGCGACAACGGAACTACGGCATTTGGGGGCAATTCAACGTCTGGCGACCGTTTAAAGACAGAAGCCTTTACTAGCTTCAACCAATCGCAAAACTTCCTTGTCGACGACCTGCCAGACTCTTGAGCGCCATCACCTTCGCGAACTTGACGTTTCTTATCCTTGGGTTTCTCGTTGCATTTACGGAGCGCGTTAAGCGAGTCTTTTATACCCTTCGTATAGAAGGACAATTTCCTCGTCTCGTCGACATACCCGTTTGACTCCATTATAAACCTGTGTATGTGGTAACGTGCGGCATTGATCCTGGCCGCCGTATCAAAGTCACGCGCATCGCGTGCGCGTTTAAAGGGAACTGTGAAAGGCATGTCTATTTCCTTGGACTTGGCCATCTTTACATTGTGTATACGTACGGTCGCGATATGACTCATGGTAGAGTCATACACAACGAACACAGCACGTACCTGGTGGGAATCGAGGACAGTGTAGTTCGTGCATTCCGACAACTTGACAAACGTTCTGTCAGTGCACGACGCGTATCTATTAGCATATTTGCGCAGCCACTCTTTCAATTCTAACTTGTGCACCATCTGGCACTTCTCCACATTCAGAACCTCGCGCATCATTGTACGAGAAGGCTTACAGTGATAAGAAGGAAACGAGACGGATGCGGTACACGACGTTAACGCGTGGTACGTTAGTCGATATTGCAAGCAGAAAGGGTCTGTATCTAAT